GGATATTCCAGCCTCTAGGTAGAAATACCTACGATAAATATTTGGACAAAAAATTCTGGCTCGATGCTAGTGATCGGCTAATGTATGAAGGTAAAGCACCTGAATTTTCTGAGACACAGCGAGCTAGAATGCCAGCCTTTTTTGAACATGCAAACACAAATCTCCCTCAATACTCTTAGACTCCATAACAATAGGTTAGATGAGCTAATCAATAAGTTAGAAGAAAATTTTGGATGGCAACCTGTTCATCCTAAAGAAGGTATTGAATCAATTATGTACAGATCTGGTCAAGCCAGTGTCATTGAATATATAAAATCTATTATGGAAGAGGAAATCTAATGTGCTTAAATCAAGGTATATTTAGGTCTCTTGTATCTCGAACTGGGGAATTCTCTAACCTAGCTGGAGCTGGTACAGCACCTACTAGTCCAGATACAGTACCAGGTGAACAAGTGCCACAAGGTGATGGTTATCGTGGTAGAAGATATTGGAGAAGACGTAGAAGAGAAACAGCAGGAGACTACTGGGATTCAAGACGAAATAGAGATAGAGCTTGGGAAAAACAACCTGATCCAAAGGAGGATTTGAGAATCCCTGAACCAGATATAAACGATCCTAACCCAACACCTTCTGGTGGAATTAATTACTAATAAATACTATGTGCGGAAACCCTTTTAGACGACCTAAATCTCCCCCACCACCACCACCATTGCCTCCAGCACCACCACCTCCACAGGTACCTAGAATTGATAGAATACCTTTAGCAAGACAACTAATTGAAGAAGTTAATCCACAAGTAAGGAAAGCTAAAAGTAAAAAAACTAAGAGTCAATTAGCTAAAGGTAGTAGTCAATTAAAAATTGAACTTGATCCACGGGTCGGTGGAGCAGTACCAGAACCTACTGGTGGTATAAATAACCCTGTACAATAAATAAATTATGAATGCTCGTGAGCGTTACAATAAACTAACTGATGGTAGACGGCAATTCCTTGATACCGCAGTTAGATGTTCTCAACTCACGTTACCATATCTAATAGATGACGATCTCTCAACAAAACAAAGTCATAAAAAACTTAAGACACCTTGGCAGTCTATAGGTAGCAAGGCGGTGGTTACATTAGCAGCAAAATTAATGCTGGCATTGTTACCACCACAAACTACCTTCTTTAAACTACAAGTAAGAGATGACAAGTTAGGTGAAGAGATCCCCCCTGAAATAAGAAGTGAACTAGATCTATCTTTTAGTAAGATGGAACGAATGGTTATGGATTACATAGCTGCATCTAGTGATCGTGTAGTTATCCACCAAGCACTTAAACATTTAATTGTTGGTGGTAACTCACTTATATTTATGGGTAAGGATGGTTTAAAAAACTTTCCTTTAAATAGATATGTTGTTAACAGAGATGGAAATGGTAACATCCTAGAAATAGTTACCAAAGAATTAATAAATAGAAGTGTCCTGGGACTTGAGCTACCAGACAAAGAACCAAACTCAGTGGTTGATGAAACCAAAAGCTCTGATAGGGATGATGTTGAGGTGTATACCTACGTCAGACTAGATAATAAAAGTGGTAGATGGATCTGGCATCAGGAAGCATTTGATAAAATCTTACCTGACAGCCGTAGTACAGCTCCTAAGAAAGCTAGTCCTTGGCTCCCATTACGTTTCAATACTGTAGACGGAGAAGACTACGGTAGAGGTAGAGTAGAAGAATTTATAGGTGACTTGAAATCTTTAGAGGCTTTAAGTCAAGCGTTAGTTGAAGGTGCTGCAGCTGCAAGTAAGGTAATCTTCCTTGTGTCTCCAAGCTCAACAACTAAACCAAAAACAATTGCAGATGCTGGTAACGGTGCAATTGTACAAGGTAGACCAGAGGATGTAGCAGTAATTCAAGTTGGTAAAACAGCCGACTTTAGTACAGCTGCACAAATGATTCAAGGATTAGAAAGAAGAATAGCTGAAGCATTTATGCAGTTAAATGTACGGCAATCCGAACGGACCACAGCCGAAGAAGTTAGACTTACTCAGTTAGAATTAGAACAACAACTTGGAGGTTTATTCTCATTACTCACGGTTGAATTCCTAGTACCCTACCTAAACAGAACACTACTTGTATTACAACGTAGTAAAGAACTACCAAACATACCTAAAGATTTAGTACGTCCACAAATTGTGGCAGGTGTTAATGCTTTAGGTCGTGGTCAAGATAGAGAAAGCTTAACTGCATTTGTTACAACCATTGCACAAACATTAGGTCCAGAAGCATTGATGCAATACATTGATCCTTCAGAAGCTATCAAACGATTAGCAGCTGCACAAGGTATTGATATATTGAATCTTGTTAAGACTGAACAGCAGTTGCAAGAAGAACAAGAACAACAGTTCCAAGCTCAACAACAACAAGCTTTACTTGAACAAGCTGGTCAATTAGCAGGATCTCCTATGGTTGACCCATCTAAAAACCAACCACCTACTGAATAATTATGGCAGAAACATTAACAGTTAATACAGATGCTGACTCAGCTACTAATATAGAAAACTTAACACCAGATGAACAGGACTCCCTGCAACTAGGTGAGCAGATGGTAGCTGAGCAAGAACAATTACTTGCTGGTAAATATAAGAATGCAGAAGAATTAGAAAAAGCTTATGTCGAACTCCAAAAAAAAATTGGTGGCCAAGGTGATGAAGCTGGCGAAACAACTGGGAACTCCGAATCTTCTGAAGCCGAAACAGATAGCAAAGAAACGGATGAAGCTAACGACTATTCTGAAGGATATCTAGAAGATGGTAACGTTAATTATGATCTCGTTAATGATGCTTATGGTGAACAGTTAGGAAATATATTTAAAAATGCTGATGTAGACCCATGGGCTATCAGTAAACACTTCCATGAAAATAATGGGACAGTTACTGATGAGATGTTTAATTCATTAGTAGATGCTGGTTTATCTAAAGAGTCTGTCACTGCTTACTTAGATGGTAGAGCTGTAGAATCAGGTTACACTGGAAACCAAACTACAGATGTATCTCAAGCTGATATTGATTCTATTAAAAAGTCTGTTGGCGGTGAAGCTGAGTATAATAATTTAGTTTCATGGGCTGGACAAAACTTAGATAAAAAAGCCATCGAAGGTTTCGATAGTATTATAGAAACAGGTAATCCAGATGCTATTAAAATGGCTGTCAGTGGTTTAAAATCACAATATGAAAACGCTAATGGTTATGAGGGAAGAATGTTAACAGGTAAAGCACCTAAGAGTTCAGGCTCTGTATTTAGAAGTCAAGCTGAACTAGTGGCAGCTATGAGTGATAGTAGGTATGATAATGACCCTGCTTATAGACAAGATATAATTGAAAAGTTAGATAGATCTGACATGAATTTTTAATTATGGGTAGAATACATGATAGAAATATGACGTTGTTACAAACTAAACAAGCTAATGGTTATACGTTAACTGCGTCAGAGAAGAAAAAACTAGATGAGTGGCAGAAAAATAAATTAAAAATTAAATAGATAGTCATGGCGACCTGACCGATCATCCTCGCCATTCACCTATCTTTTAATTCAATGACAACCATAACCGAATACGGTAAGCAAAACATTTTTGCTAAAGAAACACCCCCAAGACTTATGAACAACAACGAACAAAACTTCATTATGGAGCAGGCTGAAAGAACTAACGGACAGCTTGCAATGATCGGTATAATTGCAGCACTTGGTGCTTATGTTACAACAGGACAAATCATTCCTGGTGTATTTTAAATGAGCAACGTTGCAATTTGGCAGCGAGCTAATGGTAGATTTGCCATGCTTGCATTCTGGATAATTGCCACATCCTATTTATTTACAGGACAAATTGTTCCTGGTATTTTTTAACCCCTTTATAAATGACTACAGCCACACTAACAAAACCATTTGACAACTGGCAGCGTTTCTGTGACTGGACTACGAGTACCAACAACCGAATTTATGTCGGTTGGTTTGGTGTACTCATGATCCCTGCACTATTAACCGCTGCAACAGCATTTATCATAGCTTTTATAGCCGCTCCTCCAGTTGATATCGATGGTATTAGAGAACCTGTATCTGGCTCTTTACTCTATGGAAACAACATCATCTCAGGAGCAATCGTTCCATCCTCTAACGCAATCGGTCTTCACTTCTACCCAATCTGGGAAGCTGCAACCCTCGACGAATGGTTGTATAACGGAGGACCATATCAACTCATTGTGTTCCACTTTCTCATCGGTATCTCAGCTTACATGGGACGACAATGGGAACTTAGTTATCGGCTC